GACGCAAACACCACTGCTCAATACAACACAGCAGTCGGTTATCATGCTTTAACAACAAATACTACAGCGAGTGAAAACACGGCAGTTGGTCGAAGGGCGTTGTATTTAAATACAACTGGCTCTGACAACACGGCAGTTGGAATGAACTGCTTGGACTCAAACACCACTGGTATTGACAACACAGCCGTTGGAAATCGTGCGCTCGATTCATGCACAACAGGGGACTACAACGTAGCTATAGGTAAAAATGCATTAGGTCTTTCTACCACAGCATCTTACAACGTAGCAGTGGGTAACAACGCTTTAACAGCAAATACCACAGGTCAAGTTAATGTGGCAATGGGTTACGATGCTGGAAATTCAATTACCACAGGCAGTGATAACACCTGTCTAGGAACTGATGCTGGAAACGCTATTGTAACAGGAAGTTCTAACATATGTATTGGTTCAGGTTCTGATACCGCACACGATTCAGCATCTTCAATTACTATAGGACTATCTATTACAGGACAAGGCGATTACTTTAAATTTGGTAAAGCCAGTAATGTTGTTTCAAATCAATTTACTTCTAATGCAAATTGGTCACAATCTTCCGATGAAAGAATTAAACAAGATATTAACGATAATAATCTTGGTCTTAAATTCATTAATGATTTAAGGACTGTAACTTATCGTTGGAAACCTTCTAATGAAATACCACAAGAGTTTAATGACTACAGTGAAGAAAACCAAAAAGACACTGAAGTAGTTATGCACGGAATGTTGGCTCAAGAAGTAAAAGCAGCTTTAGACAAGGAAGGTATAGATACTTTTAATGGTTGGTCTGAAGACGATGATGGTATGCAAAATATTTCGAGAGAAATGTTTGTAATACCACTCATTAAAGCAATCCAAGAACTCTCGGCAGAAGTCGAGGAACTAAAATCTAAATCACACGATAAGTGTGACAAATAACGAGGAATAAAAAATGGCAACAGTAAGTGAAGTCTTAACAGCAGCTACAGACAGCGTAACTTTAATCAATGCAATCAACACAGATGCTTCTGCGGTAGATGCAGTTGAAGGTCTGACTCAAGCTGAAATAAATGCAGTGGTGCAACGTAATGTTGATCATCTAGAAATTATTTTAGAGTATGCGCCTGTTGATTCAGACGATGATACGCCAAATGTGAAAGGCTCTTCTTCCAGTAAGAAAACAACCTGTAGCACAGCGATCACCACTGGCAAAGCATATATTGCAGCGAACTAGGAGCAAACATGACTGAAGAAGCCGTAGTCTTTATAAACGACGAAGAGAAAAAAGTATCGGAGCTTTCCGATGAGCAAAGATACTTACACTCACAAATACTGGATTTGAGAAACAAAGAAGCCAGTCTTAAATTTCAACTAGACCAAGTGTCTGCCAGTATGTCAGTGTTTCAAAATGCTTTTATAGAGACTTCTAAAGAAGTTGCTGAAGAAGTTGCTGAAGAAGTTGCTGAAGAAGTTGCTGAAGAAACCACCTAGAAGGCAGCATGAACGATATTTCAGATGTTGAATTTGAACTAAATACTCGCGTATCAAATGTGCATACGAGAATAGAAAAACACGAAGCGGTCTGTGCAGAACGATGGCTTGAAATGTTAAATCGTGTCAAAAGAATTGAACACTTTATAGTAGCCACCTTAATTACTTTAGTTGCTGGAATGGCATCAATACTATTTGGCACATAATTTATTAATAACAAAGGAATATAACTATGGAAATCATTGCAAATATAATCGCTATATGTATGACAATTATTACAGTAAGCAGTATTGTCGCTGCCTGTACACCCACCCCTAAAGACGATGTTTGGATCGGCAAGCTTTATAAGTTTGTTGATATGTGTGCTTTAAATATTGGAAAAGCAAAAGACAAATAATGTTTGAATATAACTGCGAAGTAACTAGGGTCGTAGATGGTGATACAGTCGATGTCATTATTGATTGTGGATTTTCTATCTTGCATAAGGCAAGAGTTCGTATGTACGGCATTGATACACCAGAATCACGCACTAGAGATAAAGATGAAAAGGCTAGAGGACTAATGAGTAAAAATTTTTTAGTTGATGCCCTTGAAAAAGGCGATGTAATCATTAAAACGAAAAAAGACAAGAAAGGAAAGTTTGGTCGTATATTGGGAGAGCTTCATGTTAAAGAAACAAATATCAATCAATCTTTAATTGATAATTTTCTTGCAGTTGAATACTACGGACAGAGCAAAGAAGAAATAGAAAAAGAACATATATTAAATAGACAAACATTGATAGCTAAAGGGCTTTTCGATCCCTCTCCCTATGAATGATGTATTTGTTCTAATTGCAGAAGTTGGCGCTCCCATTGCGGGGGCATTGGTTGCAGGAGCCTTTATATTTATCATTATGAAACAAATTATGGGGGGTGTGGTTAATCAAATCAATACCCTCAAAGGCTTTACCCAAAGTCTTATAACAAGGGTTAAAACCATTAATAACGATATAATCCGACTGGATACTAGCGTCAGTTCAGCTTTGGAGCTGACTCCCGATCTTGACAGAATAGCTAGAACTGAAAACTTTGTAGAAGATGGGACCATTGATGCCAGAAGAGACTGATGGACATTGTAAAGCTGATATCCGATTTTGGGTTCCCTATTGTCGCGATGGTTGGTCTTGGTTATTTTGTTTATTATGTTTGGGTTACAATCACAAAGGTCATTAATCCAACCATTAAAGATATGCACATTACTATCATCAAGCTGATTGACCAAATAAGAATGCTAGATAATGACATGATAAGATTGCAACAAAAAGTAAATACTGTTTTACAGATGAGGGAAAATGAAAAGAAGAATAAATAACTTTTGGTTATATGTTTTTTTGTTTTTATCTCCAAATGTAATATCAGACGAAATTGTTCACCAATTCAAAAGCCCTAGTTTTAGTGGTATTGGCACATCGTCACACTATTTAACCATTGACGAACAAGAAAAGACCAGACGAGATGAAATTGCTCAAGAAGTTGAAGATGCCTTAAAAGAGGCGGAAAGAGAGGCGGATAATACAACGCTTGCCAAGTTCTTGAGAAACCTAGAATCCAGAATCTACTCACAACTATCAAGAGACATTGCTGAGTCTTTGTTTGATTCTGAAAAAGGAGGAACAGGCGGAGAGTTTGAATTAGAAGGCAGCACTATAAAGTTTGTTAATGACGGAATTAATATAACACTCACTGTTATTGATGAGAACGGGACAATAACTGAGATTATTATTCCAGTAGGGATATTTGGCGTATGTTCGGGCGAATGTGGTATTTAATTTTTTTGTTGCCACTGCTTTCTAGTTGTGCAAGTTTTGCTCCTGTGGGGCATACAGGGTGTGCTAGTTTTTTAGAATGTGTTGAAGAAGCAAAAATTGTCCATCCAACACATGAAAAATTAGTTAATTTACCCCCTCCAAATCAAAAAGCAGTAATTGCTGTTTATAAGTTTCAAGATTTAACAGGACAACGGAAGAGTTCACAGAAGATGGCTTTGTTTAGTACAGCCGTTACACAGGGCGCTGACCATTATTTAATTGACTCTTTAAGGAGTGCGGGCAAAGGAAATTGGTTTGTTGTTGTAGAGAGAAATAACCTAGATGCCTTAACCAAAGAAAGACAGCTTATCAAGAGTACAAGGCAAACTTACGATGGAGAAAATGGTAATACCCTTAAACCATTATTGTTTGCTGGAATTATTATTGAGGGCGCAATTATCCAATATGATACCAATATAGGCACTGGAGGTAATGGCGCAAGATACTTAGGCATTGGGTCAAATAATCAATGGAGAAAAGATGAGATTACTGTTTCACTTAGGGCAATATTGGTTCAAACAGGAGAAGTAATTTTAAACACAATGGTTTCTAAAACAGTTATTAGTGCTGGCGTAAGTAGAGATATTTTCCGATTCATTGAAATGGGAACTGAGTTGGTCGAGCTAGAAACAGGTTATAGCGAGAACGAAGCAATGGGATATGCAACAAAGGTTGCTATTGAAGAAGCGGTTTATAACTTAGTTCAAATAGGAATTAAAGAAAAATTATGGGACTTTAATAATGAAGAAATTAATTAGCTTAATCTTACTTTTTGTCGTTTCTGGTGTTTACGCTGGAAATAATGATATTTATATCACACAATCTGGTACAGGGTTGACTATGAATATTGACCAAATTGGTGATACCAATGTTGTAGGAACTTCTCAGACTAGAGCAACCTTTAGTGGAACCTCTATGACTGTTGATATCGACCAAGTGGGTGATAGCAATACAATGGCTGCTTCTGTGGCTCAAGGTAACAGTGCCTCATTTACTGCTTCAACGACTGGTGACTCAAATACCACGACTTTAGCTCTTGGCGCAACAGGAGATGTAGCCAATACTGATTTTGATTATGCTGCAACAGGTGATTCCAACACGGTAATCTTTACTCAAGGCGCAGATGCAACGGCAACTGCTGGTAATCAAGACATTGTGATTGCTGGAAACTCAAACAACCTTAATGCAAAATGTGAGGTGGTTGGTTGTATCAATAATTGGGATGTGGATGGAGATTCAAACGACATCGACACAACACAAACAGGAAACTCTGACCATTCAATCACAGCCGATATAACAGGAAGCACCAACAACATAGACATTGACCAAACAAATAGCACTGGTTCAGTATCAGATGTTGTAGTTATTACTTCAACAACAAGCAATGCAACGATAGACATTGACCAGTGTACAAGTGGCTGTTAATACTATCTTTTTTGCCATTTTGTGTATATTGCGAAGTAGGAGAAATATCAGAGCTTCGTGGTAACGGAGAGATTCTAAGGCAGTCAGAAGGAGATAAGTTACTTGCAGAACTGGAATTGGATATTCTCTCTTATGATGATATACGGACAGGCAATGGTCGCATTGCTGTCAAGTTTGTCGATGACTCTATTATAAAGCTTACAGAACACTCTAAGATTATTATTGACGAATATATATTTGATCCTGATCCATCTAAAAGCAAGATGGCATTTAAAATGGCAAGTGGAACTGCACGATTTATTACTGGTGCGCTTGGAAAAATAGACAAAGAAAATATTTCTATTAAAACGCCTTCTGCTTCAATTTTTATTAGAGGAACAGACTTTACAACGACTGTTGATGAATTGGGTCGATCATTAATTATCTTATTGCCTAATCCAGATGGAAAGACATCGGGAGCAATTACTGTTGAAACATTTGCTGGAACACAAATTTTAAATCAACCTTTTCAAGCTACAATGGTTAGCGTTGCAGAAAGATCACCTACAAAACCAGTGACTTTGGTTAATATGTCTTTGGGCTTTATAGACAACCTTTTGATTGTAAGCCCTCCTAACGAGGTTCAAGAAGCGGTTGATGAGCAAAGCGCTTCATCCAGCAATGTGTTAGACGCTGATTTTTTAGAAGAAAATGATTTGGATGATGACAGCGATTTATCCAAAGATGAATTAGAGGAAGAAATAACAAGACTAGATATTGACCTTTTGGCTGTAGATTTCCTTCAAGATTTATTAGAAGTTATTGAAAGCTTAGGAAAGGAAGAAGAAAGAGTTGGAGAGTTAGATGGCGTAAGGATTGAGGGCATTGTTCCCAACTTTGATTCAGATGCACAGGTATATACTTTTGTTGAAGGTGAAGTTTTGTCTTTGGTGAGGCAGGTAGAAAATACCATTGATTTAGAGCTGGATAAGTCAGGCGGATATAATATCGAAATACTTTCTGCTGGAAAACAAATCAGCATTAAAACAAATGGGGGTGGTGAAAATGAGATTATTATTAATCAGTCTGATTAGTCTGTCCCCTTTTATTGTTTGTGCTGGAGACAACAGCGTTGAAATAAGAACCAAAGGCAGTGGTTCTTTGATACACATTGACCAAGTAGGAACAAGCAATACTACTAGAGTTTGGTGTGGTTTATCTGAAGGCACTTACACAACACACAGTTGTAACAATGCAGAAATAGATATAGATCAGAACGGAACCTCAAACACAGCAAAAGCCTATAGTCAGGTCGCAAACCACACTGGAAACGAGTACAAGATTGAACAAGACGGGAACGACAATGTTGGTTATATAGATGCTGATGATGATGGAAATGATATGGACATTGTTCAAAACGGAAACAACAACGATGCAGAAATCTATATGCAGGGCGATAACAATGTCTTTTCCATAGAACAAACAGGGGATGACAAGGAAGGAGAGATCAGGGCATTCGGTGATAACTCAAACTTCTCAATCAATCAATCCGGAACGGGAGAACATTACGCCAAGATTTATGCAAGTACATCGGCTGATAACAACGATGCGACAATAACCCAGACAGGTAGTGGCGATCATTACATGAAACTTAATTTCTATACCGATGATTACGATGTTACGGCAACGCAATCAGGGGCAACCAACAAATCAATCACAGTCAATTACAACTGCACCACTAATTGCAATAAAACACTGACTATTAATCAAGCGGATTAATGAAAAAATTAATTCCTGTTTTTCTATTGTTCTTATTGGTTATGCCTTTAATAAATCAATATGATCTATATCAGGTTTTAAAGCTAAAAACATTTGACGCTTTGATCCCAGAAAAAGAGCCTTCGGGTTATTTTACTATTTTAAATATCACAGAAAATGATATAACTAGAGAGGGCGGTTATCCTCTATCTAGGCAAAGACTCTCAAAAATACAGATAGAATTATTAGAAAAGGGAGCAATAGGTGTAGGTTGGGTAGTCGCCTTTCCACAGCCAGACCGCTTTGGTGGCGATGAAGAGTTTGCGAAGGCATTGACATATGCTCCGAGCATTCTTGCTATGTTTGAGCATGACAACAACCAATACCCACAAACGATAGGAACTGTCATTTTAGGTAATGACAAGGGTGGAATAAAAGCAACGGGCGTTGTTGAAAACATCCCAATACTTAGGGATAGCGCATCTCAAGGTATAGCAGTTGCACGAACAGAAGTAGATTCGTTAGTAAGAAGATTGCCATTATTATTAAGGACTCCTGATGGTTGGGTTCCTGCTTACGGAACCGAAGTTTTGAAGATTCTAGCAGGGGCTAACACCTATGTCATCAAAACAAATGAAAATGGTTTAGAGCAAATAAGAGTTAAGGGTTTACCACCTGTTTCGGTGGATTCTTTAGGTAGGAAATGGATCAGTTGGGTGGATACTCCGCAAACCGATTTAAAAGAAATGGATGTTGAGGGCAAGTTTGTTTTTGTGGGATTTACAGCAAAAGGCATTATGCCTCAATTGTCCGTTCCAAATGGCAGGCTTTTAGAGCCACATAAAATACAAGCAGCATTAGCAGAAAGCGTATTAATACAGAATAGCCCACATGTTCCTGATTATGCGATTGCTTTAGAGGTAGGTATATTCGTTATTACAGTTGCCTTAATTTGGCTTCTGTTAAACGCATTAGGGATAACCTTGGGTTTGGTATCATTTTTCTTTGTAATGTCTCTAACAGGTTATTATGGTTATTGGACTATACAACAGGGTATTTTAATAGATGTTACATGGTCTTTGGTTTCACAATTTATAACAGGTTCTACTGCTTTTTATTTAAGATTTAGAGAACAGTACAAGCTTAGGCAAGAAATAAAAAAACAATTTGAACATTATCTTGATCCTAGGCAGGTTAAAGAATTACAAAAAAATCCTAGTTTATTAAAGTTAGGAGGAGAAAAAAGATATGCTACCTTCTTATTTACTGATGTTAGGGGGTTCACCTCAATGTCTGAGTCATTACCACCAGAAGATGTTACATACATTATGAATAAAGCCTTAACTGCACAACAAAAAGCGGTACAGAAGAATGAAGGCATGGTCGATAAATACATAGGTGACGCAATGATGGCAATATTCAATGCGCCTTTGGATCAATCGGATCACGAAACAAAAGCGGTCAACTGTGCTTTAGATATAATAGAGAACATGAAAGAGTTAAACGAAGAGTTTGAGCAAAAAGGATTGCCACCGATTGCAATAGGTATTGGGATTAACAGTGGCGAGGCGGTTATAGGAAATATGGGAAGTGAGTCTCGTTTTGATTATACTGCCATAGGAGATGCGGTAAATACAGGAGCAAGATTAGAGTCAGCAACAAAAGAGGCGGGGTTTGATCTTTTGATAGGGGAAAACACAGCAATGTTTAATAAACACAATGATTTTAAGTTTGTTAATGAAATATCTGTAAAAGGCAAAAAAGAGCCTTTGAGAGTATATACGAAGATTTTATAATGGGTTTCCCTTTTGAAATTATAACCATGCTTGGCTCAACCTTGTTGAGTAGTTTATTAAGCATTTGGTCGCAAAGCAGAAAAGCAAAAGAAGAACAACAGAAACTTCTCATAACGAGAGGTGAGTTTGAGATGAAAGCTAAAAAGCAATCTCTTGATCATGGCTTAAAAGATAAAGGATTTGCTTGGACAAGAAGAATAATAGCACTGACTGCTATATTCGCCATTGTTCTTTTACCAAAACTTGTAGCAGTATTTTATCCAATGGTTGATGTAACTGTAGGTTAT